ATGTCTCATACAATCCGTGATAAACAGAAACTGAAAGCGCGTGCCAGTAAGATTCAGGGCCAGGTCGTGGCGCTCAAGAAAATGCTCGACGAGCCGCACGAATGCGCTGCAGTTTTACAACAGATTGCTGCTATCCGTGGCGCGGTAAACGGTCTGATGCGGGAAGTGATTAAAGGTCATCTGACGGAACACATCGTTCACCAGGGGGATGAGCTAAAACGTGAAGAAGATCTGGATGTCGTTCTGAAGGTGCTGGATTCATATATCAAATAATTTATTAACGCGATTGTAAAACTGCCGTTTTTCCTCGTTTACAACGCGTGCGCTGGACATTACCATCCTCCTCTGCGATTTATCATCGCAACCAAACGACTCGGGGTGCCCTTCTGCGTGAAGGCTGAGAAATACCCGTATTTTCTCATTTAGTGTTTTTTGTGGTTCGGGGTTGCTTGTGGTTGTTTATGTATGTATTTGATAAACAATAAATTATCCTGTTTTATTGTTTGTTGTTGTTCGTCGTTGTTCGTAGAGCTTCAACAAAATGTGTGGTCAGTTGTGTGGTCAGTTTTTTGAGGCTGGAGGACTGAAAAGAGGATCTGATAGTGGGAAAAGCACTAAACAAACTGAGCGATTCGACGTTAAAAAAATTGGCGGCTGTCCAGGCAGAAAAAGAGCGTTTTTACTCCGACGGGGGCGGGCTGGAGATTAAACACTCAAAGGGCGGCAAATTAACCTGGTATTTCCGGTACCGAACGGGAGGCCGTGAGGTTGCCGCAGAGCGGTTAAAGCTGGGGGCTTACCCTGAATTGTCGCTGAAAGCCGCAAGGGAAAAACGCACACTGTGCCGGGCATGGCTGGCTGAGGGTAAAAACCCCCGTTATGAGTTGTGCGCCACAGTACAGGAAGCACTAAAACCCGTTACGGTGAAGGAAGCGATTAACTACTGGCTGGAGGAATACGCGAAGGATAACCGCAAAGATTACATAAAGCTGGTGCAGCGTATGGATAAGCACATCATTTGCCATATTGGGGCAATTCCCCTTGATAAGTGTGATACAAGGCAGTGGATCGCATGTTTTGACCGCGTACGAAAAAAAGCACCAGTAGCAGCGGGCCATGTCATGCAGACATGCAAACAGGCGCTAAAGTTTTGCCGCAGGCGGCGCTACGCGTTTAGCAACGCCCTGGACGATTTGATCGTTACTGATGTGGGTAAGAGAGCAGAAATCCGCGAGAGAGTGCACAGCAACAGCGAACTAAAAGAAATTCTACGCGCTATTGATGGTGATGTGTTCGCTCCCTATTACAGTGCGTTAATGCGCTTGTTAATTGTGTTCGGGTGCAGAACGGCAGAGATCAGACTTTCAGAGATCAAAGAATGGGATCTGAAAGAAATGTTGTGGACAGTGCCAAAAGAGCACAGCAAAACGAAGGTAACAATATTCCGACCTATTCCTGATGGTATTTTGCCGTTCATTCAGAAGCTGGTGGAGCAAAACGCACACACTGGGTTATTACTCGGCGAACTGAAAAAAGATACCACGGTGGCGCAATATGGACGAAATGCGCATAAGCGGCTTAAGCAGGAACACTGGACGCTGCATGATTTCCGACACACGTTTACAACTATGCTGAATGATTTAGGTGTCGATCCGCATATCGTGGAGCACATCACAGCGCATCAGATGCCAGGTCAGCAAAAAACCTATAACCATTCACGCTATTTGCAGGCGAAACGGGACGCACTGAATCTATGGGTTGAGCGTCTTGATATGATTGCAGGATATAATGAAAATATTGTGATATTGAGAGGGATACAATGACGAAAAAAGTAAATAGTAAAAAAGATTTACCAAAGTCATTTGATTTAGGCAAATATGATTGCCTAGAAAACTTGTCGGATAAAGATCTATTTCGCCAATTATATTGGCGACAAGATGATTTAACGATGAAACATTCTGAGATGCCTGAATATGGATTTATGTTTGGTGCTGAATACCCGTTGCATAATAATTACGGGGATCCATTTGGAGAGCTGAAAGAAGACGATTGGTTTTGTGATAAACAAAAAGAATATGACCATAAAGTGCAACCGAAGTTAATTGAGCTAAGTTATGATGATGGAATTAAACCTGTAACAAGGTTTGATATATCAATGATTAATAAACTGACTGCGGAAAGAGGATATTGGAAGGATAAACCAATCATCATAGATAATGAGATGGTTGGAAGTTTAATATCAGAAGATAATGGGATGTTTTGGGCTGTGATGCGTGAACCAGTGAATCTCCTTTCTGATACATTAGATAATATGCTTGTTTCTGTTGACTTACTACATAACAGAGATGATGAGTTGATTGAAGCGTTTACAAAACTATTACCAAAATGGCGTAGTGAACTTTCAATTGTTGAGCCAGACAAACCAATTGCAGGAAGTTGGGAGAGCATACGACGTAAAATTATTGATTATAAGATAATCCCATTAATTGACTTATTATCTTGGGAGTTGTCTACAGATAGAAAAATTTCATTAGGGGTGCTTGCCGTATCTTTGTATCCTGATGGTGAAAAGGACACCTTTGCTATTGCTCAGACTGTAAAACCCTTCTTAGAAAAAATAATGCGCAGCGATTCTTTAGAAAAAATAAGAAAAATGTTATCTAATGAAAATTAATCATGGAGAACGATAAATTAGAATAAAGTTTATTTTTCCAATATTGCACCAACTGCTATGGTAAATAAGATGCCCTTGTTCGGTTACGTTCGAGGGTGTTTTTATGAATCAAAATACACAATTTCAATCACTAACAGATCGCGTAATTCGTGAGGATGAATGTCGTAAGTTAACAGGCGTCAGCCGTACTACACGCTACGAACTGGAGAAGAAAGGGGGCTTTCCGTCTCGCCGTAATCTTGGGGGGCGTTCTGTAGGCTGGTTGCTTTCCGAAGTTATGGACTGGGTGCAAAGCCGTGACCGCGTTAATTCAGGTAAGGCAGCGTAAAGGGGAGCATATGACATATAAAACAAAGGCGACCGGGGGCGGTCGCCAATGGATACACACTAAACTTGAACGCATCGCCAACAATGCCACATTTGCGGCTGGTGGGCAATGTGATCAGTCAGATTTGGTTCGTTCCAAGGTTTGCAACGAGAGCTTTTTCCTGTGCTCTTTAAGGAATTTCTCAAGAGCAAACGAACAAGGTGCGAATCTTTCTGATTCATGTTCATGCGCTATATTTTTGCGTCGTCTCTTACGAGTTGGTGATGGTGTTTTGGTTGATTCTGTGTCGCTCATGGTGCTGTCCTGTAAAGCAATGCGCCTGCGTTCCTCAAACTATGGCGCTGATAGTGGCTATTCCTGCTCTTTGACCTTGCGTCGCTGGAGTTCTTCACGCGCGACGGTGACGAGTTGCCCGATCTCCTCGGCGGCTTTGACTCCGATTTTTTCCACCTGCGCTAGGGCATCGAGCGAAGAAACCAGGAGGTTTTCTCCGCTTCCTTCTGCCTGGCGGCGGGCGATTTCACCGCGCATGGCGGTTACTATGAATCCGGCGTTGCTTTCACCGTCCAGTTTTACGGATTCCATGCCTTCAATAACATCATGCGGGATCCGAGCTGTCAGTGATTGTGATTTTGCGTTTTTTGAACCTGTAGCCATCTGTAATCCTCTCAATGAAAGTGTAAGACAATATACACATAAAAAGTCTTACATAAAAGCATTGACATGTAAGCCACCTATAAATAAAGTTACTTACACCTTGTTAATGCAAGGTGCAGAAACGACGAAACCCCGCACTGTAGGAGCAGTAACGGGGCTTCTAACCACCAACGATAGCAAGATTATCGAGGCAGCTATGAGAAATCATACCACACACCCGCAAGGGCGGGACTCGCACAACCTGAATAAATACATCTGGCGTTTTATCGCCCTGAGCACGGCACAACCGCGCGTGATTACCATCGTGGCCACCAGCGAACAGGAAGCACGCCAGCAATCCCCGGCTGGCTGCGTGATGGTATTCGCCGCCCGTATTCGTCAGGGGGGGTGCCATGCCTGACATGACCAATTACCAGTACCTGATTAATCCGCATTTTAACTGTGAGCATGATATTGCTAAAAAGGTTTATTCCGCTGCGGATGGGGCTACTGACAATATATCAATGGGTATTGCGTCAATTGGTAGCCTGATGTGGCATGCGTCAGAAAATGAGGACTATGACGAAAAGGCCATGCGCATTGATATGGGTAATATCGGTTTGTTACTGGCAATGCTTGGGCAGTTTGATATTTCGTTACGGTGCACCATTGAAAATGCCACAGATGCATTAAATGCCATAAAGAAAGCGAATACTGATTCAAATCGGGGATAAATAATCATGAGAACATATATATCTGGCTTGACTGCCAGCGGTTATGCACACCCCAAAATTATCCCCGGCGCTATTTATCTGGATAAGAACGGTAACAGAGTAACGGTAAAAGAACTGATGTTTGACCGTGTGTATTTTATTCGTGATGGCTATTCATTTCATAGTTCGCTGAACGTGGAGATCTTTATTTGCAGATTCCGGCGGGAAATCCCGCCTTCCAGAAATAACCATGTGTCATGTATGGATGTTGATAAAAAACTACAGGAACTGAAAAACATGATTGCCGCGTGGAGAGAGCAGAAATGAAAAAAGCGCCAAATTTAAAACACCAGCCGCGTGACAAAATGACGGAAGTCATCATTTTTGCGGGTAGTAATGCGTGGGCACATGCGAAGCAGTGGCAGGAACAGGACGGGCGACTGGCTGGCGATAACGTGCCTCCTGTCTGGCTTGGAGAGCAACAACTTGCCGAACTGGACAACCTGCAAATCGTACCGGACGGACGCTATCGCGTGCGTCTCTATCAGGCGGGGTTATTGCGTCCGGGGCTTGTTAATACCATCGGGCAGAAACTGGCAGCGGCAGGTGTCAGGGATGCTGATTATTACCCTGAAGGAATGCACAGCCAGAAACGGGAGAACTGGCGCGAATATCTGGAACGTGAACGGGCAGAGCTGGAGGAAAAGAAAAAGGTAGTTGAACTGCCTGTAAAGAAAAAAGAGCGGGTAAAAGACGATAACGCTTCATCACTGGCGCTTAACCAGATGGGAGCAAGTCAACGCGGCGAAGTTCTCCTGGCACATTATGGCGGTGAACTGGCGATTCATGCTGACTCTGACACTGTTCACCATTACAACGGCGTTGTATGGGAGCCAGTACAGGATAAAGAATTACAGCGAGCTATGGCGCAGATTTTCATTGATGCGGAGATCAGCTATTCGCAGAACGCCATTAAATCGGCGGTCGATACCATGAAGTTAAGTTTGCCTGTAATGGGGAATACAGCCCGTAACCTGATTGGATTCAGTAACGGGGTATTTGATACCAGAACAGGTAATTTTCGGGAGCATAACAAAAACGACTGGTTGTTAATTGCCAGTGAATTACCTTTCAGCCCACCAGCAGAGGGGGAAATGCTGGCAACACATGCGCCGAATTTCTGGAAGTGGTTACGCCGTTCGGTGGCTGAGAATGACCGCAAGGCGGATCGCGTACTGGCTGCATTATTCATGGTGCTGGCGAACCGGTACGACTGGCAGTTATTCATTGAGGTAACAGGTCCAGGGGGAAGTGGTAAAAGCGTGATGGCGGAGATTTGCACCATGCTGGCGGGTAAGGCCAACACAGTATCGGCAAGCATGAAGGCGCTGGAAGATGCAAGGGAACGCGCGTTAGTGGTTGGCTTTTCGCTGATTATCATGCCGGATATGACCCGCTACGCTGGTGATGGGGCAGGGATTAAGGCTATTACAGGCGGTGACAAGGTGGCAATTGACCCGAAACACAAAGCCCCCTACTCAACGCGTATTCCGGCAGTAGTGCTGGCGGTTAACAATAACGCCATGTCATTCAGTGACCGCAGCGGGGGGATCTCACGTCGTCGGGTGATATTCAATTTTTCGGAAGTTGTACCGGAGAACGAACGTGATCCAATGCTGGCGGAAAAAATAGAAGGTGAGCTGGCGGTAGTGATTCGCCATCTGCTTACACGGTTTGCTGACCAGGACGAAGCCAGACGCCTGTTATATGAGCAGCAGAAATCAGAAGAAGCACTGGCGATAAAGCGAGAGGGGGATTCGCTGGTGGACTTCTGCGGCTATCTCATGGCGTCGGTAATGTGTGATGGCCTGTTAGTGGGTAATGCTGAAATTGTGCCATTCAGCCCACGCAGGTATCTCTATCATGCCTATCTGGCTTATATGAGGGCACATGGGTTTGGTAAACCTGTAACACTGACGCGCTTCGGTAAAGATATGCCGGGGGCAATGGCGGAATATGGCAGGGAGTATATGAAACGGAAAACGAAGCACGGTTTGCGTTCAAACGTGACACTGACGGAGGAATCAGAAGACTGGATGCCATCATGTGTATCGGTCACTAATGACGATAGCAAAAATTAAACTTATGGAATAACTGTTCACCACTGTTCACCCTGTCATAAATATCTTTTATATCAGTATATTATAGGGTGAACAGTTATTTATGAACTGTTCACCAAACTATTCACTGTTCACCTTTTTGATTGTTTATTGAGCTTCAAGGGTGAACAGTGGTGAACAGTTGGTGAATAGTTTTTTTGAAACTGTTCACCCCTTAACATTATGAATTAAAAGAGAAAATATCAAAAGGTGAACAGGTGAAGGGTTAAAACGCAAAAATTTTAATTTACTGCTGTGAGATAAAGCCTATGACAGCGAAGCACACCAAAACAACAGGCGGGGAATGATGATCCGTACGGGGATAACATACCGTTTTAAGCAACGAGTGACAGAAGCCGGAGAAATCCGGCTTTTTTGTGTCTGAATCTAATTAATCTGTTTTTATGATAGAAACATGTTTATTTACCACTTTTATCGATCAATAATGTGCATAGTTTAGTCAGTCAGAGGAAGTTGCTGTGAGTTGTATTAATGACCTGAATACAGGTGATACCAGAGGTGGTTCCGTTCATCTGGATGCGCAGACCGTTATGCGCCTTAAGCAGTACAGGATCGACCATATAAATCATCATCCTGACCAACCATTACCAGGTGTGGCGCAGATTGTCAGACATGCCGTAAACACCTGGCTTAATCAGAATGGTTTTGCATCGGTGGGGGAACAATGAATCGCTGGTACACCATTAAGGCGGCGGATGTTCGCGGAGCGGCGGATATATCTATCTATGAGGAGATTGGCGGCTTCGGTGTTACTGCAAAGCAGTTCGCGGAAGACCTGAAAGCCCTTGGCGATGTTTCACATATCAATCTGAGGATCCATTCACCAGGTGGTGATGTGTTTGAAGGCATCGCCATCTATAACCTGCTACGGAATCATCCGGCAGACATTACGGTTTATATCGATGGTGTTGCGGCTTCAATGGCTTCGGTGGTCGCAATGGCTGGCGATCGTGTTGTGATGCCGGAAAACGCCATGATGATGATACATAAGCCGTGGGGTATCTCTGGCGGAAATGCTGGTGATATGCGTGATTATGCTGATTTGCTGGATAAGGTGGAAACCGTGTTAGTCCCTGCTTATGCCAGAAAAACGGGCAAATCAGCACAGGAAATTACCGCCATGCTGGAAGATGAAACCTGGATGGACGGGAAAGAATGCCTTAAGCACGGTTTTGCTGATGAATTGTTGCCATCCGTCAGAGCAATGGCGCGAATTGAATCGAAGCGCACAGGAGATTTTTTACATATGCCGGAAACCATTAAAGGAATGATTACACCGCCACAGGGAGCGGCAAATATTGCTGGTAATGAACAGAAGCGCATCAATGGAATAAGTGAAGTGTTTAGCCTGTTCGGCAGTCGTTACGACGGGATCAAAATGGCGTGTCTGGAAGATGCATCATGTACACCGGAAATGGCCCGTGAAAAGCTGTTGAACGAGCTGGGGCGCGAGTCCACGCCATCCAATAAAAATACTCCGCCTCATATCTATGCCGGAAACGGAAACATAACAGGTGATGCAATTCGTCAGGGGCTTTATTCCCGTCTTGGGTATGAACGCCCTGAACGAGGCAACCCTTACGCGATGATGAGCCTTTTTGAAATGGCCCAGGCATCACTGGTTGATCGTGGTATCACTGTGAGTGGTTTTATTAATCGCTCGCAGGTTGTTAATGCGGCTTTTACACACAGCAGCAGTGATTTTTCTCATATTCTGGCTGGTGGGGCTGAAAAATCTGTACTGAAAGGCTGGCAGGACAGCGGCGAAACGTTCCAGAAATGGACGCGTACCGGTTCGCTTTCAAACTTTCATGAAGCAAAGCGCGTTGGTCTGAATGGTTTTTCAAAGCTGGATAAAGTACCGGAAGGTGCGGAATATAAATACATCACCACCAGCGATAAAGGTGTACCTATTGCGCTGGCCACGTACGGGAATATTTTTTCCGTTACCCGTCAGGCCATTATCAACGATGACCTGACCCAGTTAACTACAATCCCCATGGCGATGGGACGCGCAGCCGCCAGAACAGTTGGCAATCTGGTTTATCTCCTGTTAACCAGCAACGGCAAGTTTACGGATGGTAAAGCGTTATTCCATGCCGATCATAAAAATCTTATTGCGAAGGATATGGACATGGTGGGGCTTGATGAAGCCCGTAAGCTGATGCGCCTCCAGGAGGATGCTAACGGCGACTCACTGAATATTACCCCTGCTTTTGTTCTGGTCCCTGCCGCGCTGGAATCTGCCGCGCGTCGCGCCATTCTGTCATCGTCATCAGTCTTTCCGGTTGGTGATGAGGGTACTATCAATCAGAACCCCGGCATCATTAACGTTGTGAAAGATATGGCAGAAGTAATTGTTGAGCCACGTCTTGATAAGGCCAATAGCAAGGAATGGTATGTAGCCGCAGCTAAGGGGATGGACACAATAGAAGTCGCTTATCTTGATGGTATGGATACGCCATATCTTGAGGAGCAGGTGGGCTTTACTGTTGATGGTGTCGCCTGGAAGGTGCGCATAGATGCAGGTGTCGCGGCCCTCGATTATCGTGGATTGCTGAAATCGAATGGAGCATGACAACAAGGCGGTACTTTGAACACGTGGGGCGGCGAGCTGCCGCACCATATTCCTGAACAACTGAGCAAACGAGAGAGGTATACCGACAAATGGCAGCGACGCACACACTCCCTCTGGCGTCACCGGGCATGGCACGCATCTGCCTTTACGGGGATTTACAACGATTTGGCCGCCGCATCGATCTTCATGTGAAAACGGGGGCCGAAGCCATCCGGGCGCTGGCCATGCAGATCCCAGCGTTTCGTCAGAAACTGAGCGATGGTTGGTATCAGGTGCGTATTGCCGGGCGTGATACAGGCGAAAACGAATTATCAGCCCGTCTTAATGAACCGCTGGAAAATGGTGCCGTGATCCACATCGTACCGCGTCTGGCTGGTGCCAAAAGTGGCGGCGTGTTTCAGGCGGTGCTTGGTGCGGCGCTGATTGCTACGGCAATCTGGATGCCAGGAATCAGTATCGCTTTCAGTGACATTCTCTTTTCAATGGGGGCGGCGATGACACTTGGTGGTGTTGCACAGATGCTGGCACCGAAAGCCAGCACAGCAACAGCCAGCACCACGGATAACGGTAAGCAGAACACCTATTTCTCCTCTCTGGATAACATGGTTGCCCAGGGCAATGTTGTGCCTGTTCTGTACGGTGAAATGCGCGTCGGGTCGCGGGTGATTTCGCAAGAGATCAGCACAGCAGATGAAGGGGATGGCGGCCAGATTGTGGTGATTGGTCGCTGATACAAAACGTTTTATGTAAAACCGCCTGCGGGCGGTTTTGTCGCTCATGGAGCATAAACAATAGTGACAGTCGCCTTTTTTGGGTGGGTCCTCCCGGTGAGGTGGCCTGCCACGGGGCGGGAGCGGCGCGGAAAAAGGCTAGTTTTTGCATTTTCATTCGTCATCATCATCTTTCTATTGTATTGAATTTTAAGTATTTTTATTTTTGGCATGTTAATTTTGCTTGTTTTATGCTCAACATATAGCGCATTTTTTGACCTCTTCTGAAAGTTGTTCGCAAGATGCATGTTTAAAACATTCTGGAGCGGGTATGGATCGAGAACTGAAAAATCTGATGCTGAACATTAATCAACTGGCGGCGATAGCGGGAATATGTCGTCAGACTGCGGCGGCAAGGCTGAAAAACATCCAGCCAGCCGGAGGGCATGACAAGCTAAAACTCTATCGGGTGACTGACATTCTGACCTGTTTTCTTGATCTTCCCGTTCCGGCATCACTGGAAGAAATGGAGCCACATGACCGTAAGGCCTGGTATCAGTCCGAACGTGAGCGCCTCAGGTTCGAACAGGAAACGGCGCAACTCATACCCGCCGATGATGTGCGAAAAGAGATGGCTATATGGGGGGAAATCGTAAGCGAGGAACTGGCAAAACTCCCCAATATTCTGGCACGTGATGCCGGGCTTAAACCGATGGCAGTAAACAGAGTGCAGTCAATTATTGACGATTTGCGTAATCAGATTATCAGCCGGATGGTAAAAAATGACGTAGTGAATGAGGTCGCAAAACAGGCATGATAATGACCGAATCTGAAATACTGCGATTAATCCGCTGTGCTGGTGGAATCAGCCAGTTGGCTGACGAACAGGCCGCGCAGCCGGATACAGTCACCGCTGAAAATTACGCGCGTGTGGTGGCTGAGGTAATGCGCCGTGACGGTATTGAGCTTAACGGCGTGGATATGCGCAACATACGAACCAGAGTTCTTGAGTTGCTGGCATACCGTCGCCGTTCTCAACAACGGAGGGAGAGCGCGAAAAATACTTACCAGTGGAGGAAGCCGGAGCACTTACGGCGGTAACTGGTTGATATTACCGAAAGTGCAAAAATGCACTTAGCAACTGGTGGCGAGTTGCAGATCTGCAACTCGACTATGAAACTACCCGTAGTTTGGGTAGTAAGAGTAACACCCAGATTTTGGGGCTTACTCGCGATACCCAAATAAAGGGTATCGGTGTAAGAAATATCGTTTCTCATATGTGAGCACCGAGGGCGGAATTCCGCCTTCGGTTACTTATTGTGCTCATGCACAGGGAGGGGCGGGTCAAATCTCTGTACCCTGACGTCTTCCGGACTGCCAGCCCCATCGATTTTTTATACCCGCGAAAAATGAAAAACGCTTCACGCTGGTGGGCCTGATGCCGATATGGGGATCCACATAACGGATTATCCGTGATCATCCACCAGCTTCATAGCGGATAGCCGAAAAATGATAACGGTTAAGCAAAACTGCCAGCAAATTTCCCTTTTGTTTGTTATTGTTCGTCGTTGTTCGTAGGGCTTCAACGAAATGTGTGGTCAGTTGTGTGGTCATTTTTGAGGTTTTTAATTCTTATATGCTTAAAAACTTATTAATTATCAACTGATAACAAAAATTAGTAAGAAATACCCGTATCACCTGATCTGGATAATGCCAGCGTAGGGAAGTCACGGACCACCAGGTCATTGCTTCTTCACGTTATGGCAGGAGCAAACT